CCCCGCCTCGTCCATCGTGTAAACGATGATTGCGGGGAGCTCGCTCTGCCACCCGTTGGATATCAGCGGTCGAACGCGGCTGGCATATACGCTTGAACCTGCGTTGGTGGCGCCCAGCAGCACCGCAACAGCCTGCTTGCGGATAAGTTCTCTTGGATGTGCCATGTTCAAGCCTTACGGAGGGGAATCGTGACGCCGGCGACGCCGTCGAACTGCGGTTCGTTGAGCGTGTACAACACGCCGCGAACCCTAACCCGGTCGCGGTTTGTTGGGTTGTTCGGCAAATCCACCAGGCGAACGCCGAGGATCGGGTTATTAGTTGATACCGGCGCGCCCGTATCAGGATCAACGGAAACATAAGCGGTATCGAAAATCGCCTGGGCCAGAGGCACGCCGGGCTCTACCCCATCAGTCAGCCAGTACACAGCGCCCTCAGGATCGAGGGTCGCTGATGGCTCGCTGAAGGTGCGGATCGAAACGCCAAGCATGCGCTGGGCCATTGAGGCCCAGCCCATTACACCGGTGCCGGGGCAGAGACACCGTTGAGACGGCAAGCGCCGGTCGCGCTCGGGTTGGCCGCGACCTCGGTGGCCACCCCGACCAGAACCAGGCCGGTTGCGGAAACGTTAGTGAGCGCCCGGCTGGTGGTGTTCATGTAGATCAAATCGCCCTGAGCCCAGGCTTGTGCACTGATCTTGGTCAGGCCGAACACACCGCAGAGCTTAAGCACCACCGGTGCGCCAGCTGCTTCCGTGGTGGCCGCAACGCCGATGAATGCGCCGACTTTGTAAAGCTCGCCCGAGACGGTGCCGCCGGCCGGGGCGATGACGGTGATGCAGTCGCCGTGCTGGATGAAAGTTTTCATGCATGGTCCCCTTCAGAGACTGAAACTGGAAAACAAAAAGGGCGCCATGCGGCGCCCTTTGGGGTTCAGGTTGAACTGGAGAGTTACGCGCCCGGGTTTTTATACGCGCCGCGGTAATCGATCCAACCAGCACCGAACACCAGGCGGGCCTTGATCTCCATGCCGTCGACTTCGAAACCTTCGCGGGTTTCGGTGAACACGCCCTGCTCGCCTTCGAGGTAGGCGTATTCGAAGGTGTCGACCGCACCCGGAGCGGCATACAGGTACCACTGGTTGCCAGTGATGCGAGCATCCACGATCACAGTCAACGAGGCGTTGCGGACATCGTTGATGTCGGCATTCTTCGCTGGCACATAGTTGGAGCTGGTGAACTGATATGCCTCGAGCTCTTTGTCAGGACCGACCACCAGGAACTCGGGGGCCAGGTTGAGGAACTCGCCCGCCTTGCTCTTCTGCTTGCGCATCGCAGCGCGAGCCGCAGCCAAGGTGGTGGTGTTGATCGCACCGCCACTGCCTGCAACGTTACCGTGGGCAGCGTCGAAGAACGGGGTACCGTCAGTGAAGCTAGGGTTACCGAGCAGAAGCGCCCAGACCACATTGGATTCAGTCGCAGCCGCCGCATTACCCAATGCAGCCGGGATACGAGTGAGCGCGCCCAGGTCGTCGTTCACGATGGTTTCCCAGGTGATGGCGATGATCTTACCGAACTTGGCGACCTTGATCGGGGCCCCGTCTTCCGACAGCGTGCCGTACTTGTACTCGCCGTGTTCCTTGACCTGCTCCAGCGCAGCAATGTCGCCCAGCGCGGCGCGGGTCACGGCGCGGAAATCCGGCACAGTGGTCTGGCGACCCAACGGACGCCAGGTCTGCGGGGCATTGGTGTAGGCATCGCGCAGGGTGCGATTGACGGTGCTGCCCAGCAGCAGCGGGAAATCGCTGGTGGAGTGCATGCCGGCAGCGCGCACCGCTTGACGATCGCAACCCAAAGCAGCCCGGGCCAATTCCTGCGGGGTCATGCCGCGAGCATTACCGCCGGCCATCTCGACAAATTCGCGAGCCATGTCGACCAGGCGCATTCCGCGGAACTCTCGGCCGGTTTCTTCCAGCTTGACGCTGGAGTCGCAACGATGCAGCAGGGCATTCTGCATGGCGGAGCGCTTGGCGTTGAGTACCGAAACGTCCAGCCCGCCGGTAACACCAGTTGGCTGACTGTTGCGGGTTTCTGGCTGATCCTTGTTTTGACGCTCGGCCAGCTTATCGATCAGAGCTGCGCTCGCATCCGCTACCGGAACGCCGCGAGCAATCAGGTCTTCCACAAACACATCGTCATCGAGCTGCACCTTTCGCGCCATGGTGCGGATGGTGAGGCTGCGCAGGCGCTCGGCTTCGGCGGCTTCACGGCGAAGCTTTTCCTCGGCCGCGCGCTTCTCTTCTTCGGTCATTGCATCTTCCTCTTGGGTCGTAGGCACGGCGGCCGGTTGTACGGTCGGCTCAACAGCTGACCGAACTTCAAAAATGGTTTTGAATCGCTGGCCTTCGTACTCGGCCGGGGTTTTGGCGCTGCGAACCTTTGCGCCATCGTCGAAGCCGATCGGGACCAAAGAGAGTTCCAGTGGCTCCCAATCGACTGCGCGGTACGTGGGGAGCTTGTCGTCTTCCTCCTCGACAATTTCGTAACGGTGAACGGCGTAGCCGACACTGATATTCCGAAGGATGCCGTCCACAACATCCTTGAAGACCACGTCTGCATCTTCGCGCTTGCTGAACCGGACGAGAGCGTGACCTTCACCGCCATCAAGCCAGGCCCGCTCTACAACGGCCAGTACCGCACTCAGCTGGTACTGGTTGTGGGTATCGAGCAGCGGCGCACCGTTGTTGAGCCGATCAAGACGGACTGCGCCGTCGCTGACGTCCAGCTCTTCCATGTAACTGCCGACGTCCCAGGACCAGCGCCGACCTTTAGCGCCCGTGGTCCACGTAAGTTCGACAGTTCGCGCGTCAATATCGACTGAGCCAGGCCGTACGGCTGCACGAATGCTGAACGCCGGCGTCTCATGTGTCTTTCGCGTCATCACCTGATTCGGAGTCGGCATCGTCTGGTTTCTCTTCTGTGGTTTGTGGCTGGCTCGGGGAACCGGCGGCCGCAACTCGGCGCGGGTCGCAATCCAGCACCAACCCGAACTCGTCGATCATTTCGTTTGCTTTTTTGATTTGCTCGGCATGCCGTTTCGGGTCTGTGATGCCGAGCTCGCGCAAGGCATCTGGCCAAGTGGTGAGGCCGTTGCGTACGCGGGTGATGACGTTTTCTGTTTCGGCTTTTGGGTCGACCATGTCGCGCCGTGGCGGCACCCAATAGGCCTTGACGTCATCGGTCACCCCGCCGGGCAGGAGTACTTGAGCCTCCATGAACCAGCGCCAGACTTGGTCGCACAACTGCGGAATCAACATCCGCCATTGCCAAACGTCCACACGCCGAGCGAAGTTCAACCAGCCCATCCGCCCGCTGGAAAAATTGACACCTTTCAAGTCGCCCGTGAGCAGTTCGTAAGGAACGCCCAGGCCGACAGCCATGGCGTGCAGTTGCTGCCAGGAATACGCGGTGTAGCCGTTAAAAGTAGGAGGCGTGCCGAAGGTGACGCTTTCGCCAAAGCCAAGCTCCTGCACCATCGCGGGCTCGACACGATCAATCAGCGGCGGTTTTTTTCCGCCAGGAGTGCCGCTGTTTTCGTCTTTGGTGACGAACGCTGCGAAGCAGGAGGCGATCTTCGCCTGCTCCATCACTGCGTCTTCCATCTCATCGAAGTTACGCATGCGCTGAATAACAGGTGCCAGCCAGCTGTAACCGCGGGCTTGGCCTGGACGTTTGCGCAGGAAGACGTGAATCACATCCTCGGCTGGGACCCTGCGTGATTGCATGGAGCCCCAAGCGGCGTTTGCTCCCGGGTGCTCATCGAACAACCAATACGCAACCCGACGACCAAGAGCGTCGAACTCAACGCCCTGAATGATTCTGTTGAGCCCGACGATGCCCGCCTTCGACTCGTCGAGAAAATCGGCTTCAAGTACCTGAAGCTGCACAGGGACTGGCAGGCCATCTGAACTGAAGCGACGGCGTCGGCGTACCAGGCACTCGCCGCTTTCGGCCACGGCCTCCATGATCATGTGCTGCAGGCCGTAGAAATTATCCAGGCCGTCGGCATCGCAATCAGTTGTCTCAGCCCAGGCCTTCCACAAGTCCATCAGCCGCAAGCCATCACGGTCACGTTTGGCCAACGGGAGCGGAACGATACCGGCGCCGACCGCGTTGTCGGCGATCCCGGTGATGCCGCGCTCACCGAACGGATTATTGCGGCGCTGGTCCCTTGCCCGGTTGCGAAGCTTGGCCAGAGCCGGAGCGTTCTCAACGTTGGCATCGGCACCAGTTGCGCGCCACCCGTCATTGCGGCGGCCACCGGCTGCACCTTCAAAGCGGCGCTCGATCATCTTCAGCGCCATGTCCGTACGCGCTTTCTTCAACCGCATTTCCGATCGCTTGGCCGCGAACCCGGGGAAAAGATCGTCAATCACCCCCATTTCAGTACCCCTTTGAGAATGCGGCGTACCGGCGGCCGCCGTCGTTGCAGGCATTCAGGCCCAACTCAGTAGCCATCAATTTAAGGATCCGCATCATCTCGTCGAGTGACCGGTAGGTGACGCTCTTGTCGGCATAACGGACCGACAACGCCCCTTCAGCGATGGCCGCCTGCAGGGCGTTGTATTGCTCGATCGTGTAGGCCATCAGGTTCTATTCCAGTGAGAGGATTTCTTCCGCGGCCGTTCTTCAGCGTCCGGTTCGTTGCCACCAGATACAGGAGCGACCAACAGATCAAGGTCGAGCCCGAACCGTTGCTGGCAGATACGTAGCGCGGCGAGCGCGTAGACAAAGCAGTCGAGCGCTTCGTTTCGGCGGCCGCCGCTGTCCCAGCGCATCACGCGCTTGCCTTTGGATATGGCTGCCTTTTTCTTTTCTGAGGTGAGTTGCTTCACCTCCGATTCGTCGCAGATTGCGTCGTTGGCCGGAAGGTGAACCACCCCAGGCTGAGACACGCCTGCCTGGGATGCAGCCGTATCGACGGGAAGTCCCATCCGGCTGTAGAGCAGCTCTTTGGCGTTGTCGGTACCAACCTCGGTGAGGAAGACCTTGTGCACTTTGTTCTTGGTGCGCGGGAAGTTCGCGATCGGCTTGCCGTAGACGGTCGCACCACGGATTGGAACAACCCAGTGCACGCCGTGCTTGCGACTCTCGGCATAGACTTCATCCGCGTAGTGCCCGCCGGCGTCCCACGTCCAACGCTCCACCTTCATGATGGTGCCGTCCACGCGAGTGAATTGCCGATGCAGCTCGAGGCCGACCTTGCGGCGTAACTCTTCGCTGGCCGGGTCGCCCATCAGGATGAATCGATGGACCAGCCAAGCTTCCTCGCCTGGACCGAAGGCCCAGACGCGACCTTCGAAACGGTCGTCTTGCGTATCGATGCCGCCGACCAGGACCAGGCCGAGGGCCGGGACCTGCGGGTAAACCTCGCGGCGACCGTACAGAACTTCCGAGTCGAGCTTTTCGCCCTGGTCGTCGTCCCACGTTTCGCCGCGCGTGGTGTTGATGAAGGTGATCAGCTTCGAGACGTCGCCTTTCACCTTCAGCCATTCTTCTGCCAGGCTGAGCCACGTGCTCCAGGTGCTGTAGATCGCCCAGATACTGAAGCTGACCGAGCGCGGGGTGCGGATGATTTCATCATCAACACCAAACCAGTCCATACCGTCGCGGGTCCAGATGCCGGTGTGTTCGCAGATCCAACGACCGGACTTGGAAGCCTCGACCATTTCGTTGTGCCAGATGATGCATGCAGCGTGCTCGCACAGGTACCAGGCTTTCTCAGCCTCACCGAGCACGTTCTTTTCCCACTTCAGGCCGAACTCGCAATCCTTGCCGCCCCACTTAAGCGTCTGTTCCTGCCGGCAGTGCGGGCAGTTGATGTGAAACTTGAGCAGGTAAGGTGACTCTTCGACGGCCTTGGTGATCTGGCAGGAGCCAACTCGTTTCGGCGTTGAGCCGCGAATCGACTTCGGATAGATCGCACCATTGAGTCGTTTATCGCCCAGGGTAATCGGTGCGCCCTCGCCTTCAACGCTTTCGTCGAAGTTCGACAGCTCGTCGTAGATCACCTCGTCGGCTGATTTCTCACGGTAGTTGCGGGAGGCCTTGCCGCCGCGGATCCAGAGCGTGCGCCGGTTGGCGAATATCTTCTGGTCGAGGGTGTTGTCGCTGTGCTTGCGGCCGAACCACGGGGCCAGGTCGCCCAGCACCGGAACGTCACGGATCATGCCGTTGACGTGGCTCTTGCTGATGTCCTCGGCGTCCGGATCCGTCGGGCTCCACATCATCACGTTGCGGCGCTTGTGCTGGATCTTGTAGCCGATGTTCGCCATCAACAGCTTGGTGTAACCGATCCGCGCCGACTTGATGAAGTTGACGACGTTGATCAGGTCGTTGCCCATGCTGTTCAGGATCGCAACCTGGAACGGCTCGGTCGTCCACTTGCCCTCGTTGTAGGAGGACTCGGCGGACATGTAGAAATTTGCGTCCGCCCATTCGACGGCGGTTTGCGGTGGTTCTTTGTAGAGCGCCTGGAGTCCTAGCTTGATCGACTTGCGAAGATCATTCAGCCATGGACTCAACGTACTCATCTAATAATTCCGGAAGTTGCTCACCAAAGCTGGCGGCAATGTTTCGAGCAAGCGCGATCTCCCGCTCCACCGACTCGATGATCCGAGGGTCTACCTCTGGGTGACGCCGCGTGACGGTCTTGCCGACGGTGTCCAGTTTCGAGCCGATCTGTGCGGCGATTTTGGCAAGGGCAAATGTGGCGAATGGGACCGGGACCAGCTGCTTGTCCAGCACCAGGTTCTTCTTCTCCTGGGCGATTCGCTGGGCGGCGGTGAGACCGCGGCGCTCTTCGAGCAGCTTGTACTCGATCATCGGATCGACGCCTTCGGTTCCCTCACCCACGGGTTGTTGTTTCCGTTGCGCATGTTCGACGCGGTTTTCGACCACGTTCTGCACCGTGTAGAACGCCTCGCGACCGATGCGTGCGACAGGCGCAACTCCCCATTTGTCAAAGGCTTGCGGAGAAATCCCCAGGCTCGAAGCCATCTCGGATTTGTTCAACCACCCGCGCTGTTTGGTTGTTTCGTTTTTGGCCATGATTAAACAACAACCAACCTCTGAAAAAAGGTCATACATATTTGATGGGCGGGGCCCGAATTACCCGCAAGGGGTTGGGGTCCCCGGAAGGACCCAAAGGGGGGGGTACCCCCCCTGCCCTCTATCGATGCGGCCCAGTCGAAACGGGGTTGAAGCTGTCAGGTGGCCCGTTCAACGGGTCATGGCACGCGATCAACTCACCGTCATCATTGAAGTAAAGGTTGATCAATCGCTCAGGGTTTGTTGGACTGCCATCCCCACGCATGGCGCTGACCCATATCAGCGAGACACGCGCAGCACTCGGAGGCAGGTGACATTCAATGGCCATGGAAATCTCCCAAAAGATTCTTGCAACACTAGACAAACTCGATGGCGTGTTCCGTCGGCATGATCAGCCTGGATCAAACAGCTCAGCGCTCAGTCAGGTACGATCCATATGCATTGACCTGAAAGGTCATCATGGATACATCACAGAGAAAGCTGGCCGTATTTCGCAGTTGGCTGCTATCTACTACAGCGACCGCCAATACCTGAAACATCCAGGCGGGCATGAATCACTGCTAGCCGAGATGAGCTTTCAACTGCCAAATGTCATTCGTAGCCAAGTGCATTACTTGGACTCAATATCTACTGATCATCCAGACGACTTGGATTAATCAGCCCCGAGCTGTCGACAGCGCCTGATCCATCGCGCTGGCGAATTCCTTTGCTCGGTTCGCCTTCACGATGTTGTCTGCGATCTTGTAGAACGGAACGATCACCCGATAGCCAGGCTCACTCTCACTGAAGATGAAGACAGGGCGAACGGCATCACCGAACGCAGTCTTCTTCCTCTCCCAGATACCTTGAATGCCATCGACATCACCGGCGAAATACTTGTCGGCGTTGCCTTTGCGCTTACTGCGTTTGCTGCCTGTCGCGTTGGCCTGCACGCCACTCACCGTCTCAGCCGCGCCCAAGCCCGACAGGATCTTCATGATCGTGCCGCGCGGGACGTTGCCGAACTGATTCAGTGCTGACGCTGCTGGGATTGCGTACTGCTCAGCCTTCATGATGCCTTTTGCGATCAATGCTTTTTCGAATCGTTTGTGCGGTCGCCGCCCACCTTTCACCGACTGTTGCAGGTAGGTGTCCGCTGGCACGCCCGAAGTCCACGCATCCTTGAAGAAGGCGCGCGCCTCTGGTTTGCCCTTTTTGGCAGCCTTCACATAAAGGCTGTTCATAGTGGTTGCGGTAGGCCGATCAAGCCGCTCCCTCATTACCGAGAGCTCGCCCTTCTTCACCAGCATGGCCAATCGTGTGGCCATTAGAGCCATCGCGAACGGAAGCTGCTTGCTACCCAGAGTGCGCAATGCCTTCGATAGCTCTTCCACGTTGGTGTGGGCGTCGATCTTGAGCATGCCTCACCTCATCAATTCAGTGCTTACCGCGATCCACCTTGTCGGTCGACTGCCGATTTTCACAACCCAAGCAATGCTCGCAGTTGAGCGTCCGGCAGAGCCACGCTTTAACACGCTGCCACCATATGACCATGAAGATATGGCGAAGGCCGGCCAGTGCCAGGGACACATGCAGGGTCAGCCCCGCTGTGGTCGGCCCGATGAAAATGTTCTGGTTGCGGGTCATCACAACAAAACCGCTGATAGCGATCGTCGAGTAGATCAGCTTGCCGAGAATGCCGTCCCGTACCCGACCGCTCAGGACGCACCAGGTCGCCCACAAGGCAATCAGGCCGCAGGCGATGGAGTTGATCAGTTCAAAATTCATGGTGGATTACCTCCGCCGAACCTCTGGCGGATGAGCGCCCAAAGATCCGCGGCTTTAATGGCGCGATTGATCGCTGCCAGGAGTGAGCCGCCGAAGGTGCCAAGTAGAAAACCGATGCCGGCGACGATGCTCGGCTCAGTCACACCGAGGTATGCGCTGACCATGCCTGTCAGGTAAAGAGAGCAGGCCACTCCAGTGACCAGGAATATTGCCCAAGCTCGCCAGTTGGTGAGGTCGTCCTTGTGCCACCAGCTTGCGACAATGGAGCCAACTAAGCCCGCAACGATCCACTCAGCTTTGTCGAACAGGCGATGCAGAAGATCCATGCGCTCGACTCCGACTGCATGACAGATTTGAATCAGCTCCAACAGCACTCCCAGCTCGGAGCAATGGGTGTGGCGGAGCCGAAAACGAAAAAGCCCCGGCGAATGCCGAGGCTCTATGAACTGTAAAAAGCAAAAAGCCCAACACTTGGCTGGGCTTCTTCGTCACTCCTCTACACGCGCAGGAATGACAGGATGGGATAAATACTGACGGAACGATGGATCACTGTCAACAGGCCATCACGCAGCTGCATCAGAAATAATCAAACCCTCGATATCGAAGATCTCACCAGCAACACACAATGCCTCGTTTACCAAGGTATCTAACGCCGCATGGATGTTTCGCCTCCACTCGCGCCGCGTTGATTCTGGGCGCCCTTCGGTATCCCAGGTGTTCATGTCATAGAAGCTTTTCGGCAGGACAATCATTGACGCTGACCTCGAATCGAGGCGCTTCTTGGCAGACCTTTCAGCCGCAACAGCAGAAGCAATCATCGACTCACGACGCCAATCGGGAGCATCGACAGGAATGGTCACAGTGACAGTGTTCGCACTCTTCGGCTCCGCGCCTTTCAACTTAGGAACAGCCCATGCAGTGACCGCCTTGAACACGAACAGTGTTGGGGCGGGCGAACTTATTAACTGTCGGAGATCGGCGATAGCCTGGACCTTTTTGGCCTTATCGGTGCTGTACTTCGCAACCAGGGCATTCATGTGCCGAGATTCAAGACCATGATGCAGACGAGCGGCAACCCAGCAGTCGGCCTGAGCTCGGTCGATAGATTCACCGGGAGCGCGACAGAATAGTGACCGAAGATCGCGCTGCTCCTCTTCATGAGGGCTGTAAAGTTTTTGCCAAGCCTGTTTGCTGGTGTTGTCGATGGCTTCAGCTGCGAGGGCCGAAACCACACCACCAAGTACGCTGCTATAGATCATGCCCTTCCCCTTAATCCCCGGTGAAATTCGATCCGCCGGCACCGCGGCGGTTGTTGTATTCGTATTGCGCTGCAGCACCTGCTGGCTTGAAGCAATTGAACTGCGCAATCTGCTGCTCAGCAGCCTGGAGGCGGATGCTTAACTGCGTCACCAACAGCTCCAGCGGCAAGGCCTCCCCCGTCTCAGCCGTGACCCAGCCCGAGGCGTTGCACTGCACGCAGGCCAGGTCGTGGAAGACGCCCTTCACCACCGCCCTGCCCTTGCACACTTGGCAACGAGCCAGGTCGAGTTGAGCAGTACGGAATTCAGGGCCGTGGCTCTTGTTCATAGTTGCGCACCTCGACCTTTCTTCTGCTTCAGCCATGGACGAGGCATGTCAGGTCGAATTGAGCGGCCTCTGCTCCAGCCAAACTTTTTGAACAGGAAGTTCATGTGGGAGGCTGTGTGGCCGACCTGAGCCCAACGAAAAACGCTGATTTCGACCCGATCCCGTGCCACGTCAATGCCGGCGACGAGGACCTTTTCTTCGGTTTTATCCATTTTTAAACCTCGCCTATGGTTGATTCTTGAATGGCCTCGCAGGCCTTCTGTTCTGCGGCTTGCAGCGGATTACCCGAATTTCCGTTTCTACCTTCCTCCAACCCGTGAATTAGCGAAAAACCCTTGCTGTCTAAATGGCTGTGCCACAGTTCGAGGGCTGCGCGCTTGCGCTCTTCGACAGTTGTATGGATGTAGGCCTGCACGTTGTGGCCCATGGCGTGGTTGATCAGCATCTCGCCAATCAGGAAGTCGATACCGAGGTCAGCCCATCCAGTACGGGCCAACTTGCGCAGGTCGTGACTGCTCCACTCACCCTTCCCTAAACCGGTGAACACGGCACTCGCCTGCCCTTCGCTCATGGCCTTGCCGCTGTGCGAGCGAAACAGGCAGTCGCCGTCGTAATGGCTCGCCTGTTGGGCTGCGCGGTACCGGATTAGAAGGCTGCAAACTTGATCGGTCAGTGGGAGTGAGTGTTCGACGCGGGTCTTGGTGTTGCCCACCGGCAAATACCAGGTGCGCTCCGACAGGCTGATGTGCGACCACTGCGCTTTACGGGTTTCACCGATGCGCGTGCCGTGGCAGAGCATCATCAACGCGAGCATGGCCGACTGCGGATCGGACTCGAAAAGGACATGCAACTGACTCAGCAGCGCTTCGATCTGAACACCACGGAGCCGCGCCGGCTTGGCCTTGATCTTGGTCTTGGAGAAGTCGCTGAACTTGATGCCGGTCATGGGGTTGGTCGGGATCAGACCTAGCGTATGAGCCTGACGGCAAGCGACCACCAATAGGCCGAAGATCAGCCGCACAAACTCCAGCGACAGCGTTTCCTGAAGCGGCCACATCAACTGGGTGTCGAGGGTACCGTGACGAACATCGGCAATCGGCAAGTCACCCACACGCGGTATCAAGTGGCAGGCGATCGCTGACTTGCCCGTGGCTTTGCGCTTATCGGAAAGGTTGCGGTCGCGGCTCATCCGGTCGGCATACCAGTTCAGCAGATCGCCCAGCGTTGCCCACGGCGATACGGCGGCACCCGCTTCCGGGTCGGTGCTCAGCCGCATGCGCAGGTCAGGCAATGCCGCCAACACGGCCTTCGCCGACAGGTCTGGGTAAGCGCCAATCCGGTTCCACTTTTTGCGTACCACCAGGCTCCAGGTCCCGCGTGGGCGGGCCTCGGTGAAACGGAAGTACAGCCCCGGATGCCGGGGATCACGCATCAGCACCGCGGCAGGGTCATCCGCACGACGGCGCAACTCGGCATCGGAGAAGGCCACGGTCATTGTCATGCGGCCACCACTGTAGGCGCGAGCCGAAGATAGGCGCGGATCTGCTCCATCGTGTCGAAGTGGCCACGGCACACCACCGCCAGATAGCCCTGGGCATTGAGCTTGCGAATGCGCTCGTGCTGGCTGTCGGAGATAGCGGCGTCGTTCGGCGGCGTGGCCTTGAATTCAATGTACAGGCCGAAGAACCCACCGCGAGCCATTGGCAGGACCAGATCGGGGATGCCGGCCTTTACGCCCTGGGCCTTCAACTTCGCGGCAACCGCCTTGACGCGATGCCCACCGTTCGGGACGTGAAAGATCAGGTCAGCGACTTCAGGCAGGCGGATGCGCAGTTCAGTCAGCAGCGCAGCCTGCTCCTGGCCTTCGCGGTCAATGATCTTCTTGCGCACAGGCTTCACCGCGAACGGCTTGATCATCAGGGCTTTCAATTGCGTTCCCCCCGAGCGATGCGATTGCGCCGACTCAACCGGCGGATGCCCTCCACACAGCCACCGAAGGTCATCAGCAGGAAGGCAAACCAGAGGTGGATCAAAATGTCGTTCATGCAGCCCCTTTACTGTGAGAATCCCGGCCGCGATCAGGGCTTCATGTGTTTCGGCGATAGCCCGCGGCATGTCCGACCAATCCACGTCGCCAGGGGCGCGGCCATCGATCACGTCATGGCAGGCGCTGCAG